GCCACACAGGGCGTGACCATCGCAACGGACCCGGATGTTATCCCGATGGGTACGGAGGTTGAGATTGATGGGCATATCTACATAGCGCAGGATGTGGGAGGAGCAATCAGCGGAAACCGCATTGACCTGTACTTTGATAGCCACGAGGACGCCCTGCAGTGGGGTGTCCAGGAAAAGATCGTGAGGTGGAGCGAATGAATCAAATCGCGCTGAACGTAGACTGCATGGAGTATATGCAGGCGCTACCGGATAAAGCATTTGATCTTGCCATTGTTGACCCACCGTATGGAATTAGCATTCATGATAGTGGCCGATTGAAAAAATACAATGCCACTGAAACAAGATGGGACGATGCGACTCCGGGTGATGTGTATTTTAGCGAATTAAAAAGATGCAGCAAAAACCAAATAATATGGGGGGGAAATTATTACGATCTTCCGCCTTGTAGGGGATTTGTTATTTGGGACAAAAAGCAACCGGAAGATATTTCTTTTGCATCTTGCGAATTTGCATGGACTTCTTTCGATACATCTGCGAGAACTTTTTATTACTCGCCGTTGCAAGAAAAGGGGCAAAGAATACATCCAACGCAAAAGCCCGTGGCATTGTACGAGTGGCTGCTGATGAAGTACGCCAAAGAAGGCTGGCGCATACTGGATACACACTTGGGCAGTGGAAGCAGCAGGATAGCGGCTTACAACCTCGGCTTTGAGTTTGTGGGGTGCGAGATCGAACCGACATATTTCCAACTGCAAGAACAGCGGTTTGCGGATCATACGGCGCAAGAAAGGATGTGGTAGGAATGAAAAGCCCCTGTGTGAAGGATTGCCCGGACAGGCTCCCATGCGGGGCCTGCCGGAAGAGCTGCGAGGCGTTCCGGGCGTATGAGGCCCAGCGGCTGGAGGAAAAGCCCTGGGTGGATCAAGCCAACACCGCCGCCCGGGAGCGCTATGTGCGGCATAGCGCAAGGTTTGCAAAGGCCGGGAAAAGACATATGAGATAGGAGGTTGACAATATGGATGCTGTGAAGTTTATTGAGGAGCGGAACAGAATGTGCGGCACCATGAGTGAGGTGTGGGGCGTTGATGCGGCGCAAATTGTGAAGAACACCGAGGAATGGTCTGCTGCACACCCGCGTAAGACCAGACAGAGCGTGTTTCTGGAGCAATACCCGGAGGCGAGAATTGGAAATCATGGCGTGCTGCTGGTATGCCCCTGCCCAATTTCTGCATCGCACAGGAACGCAGGTGGCGGCTGCGCAACCATTGGTCGCAGATGCGACGACTGTCGTAAAGAATATTGGATGCAGGAGGTGGAGTGATGGAACGACTGACGAAGCGCGACACCGATGGACAGGCAATGATGGACTGCCAGAAGTGCGAAGCGGATTGGATGGGTAAGCATGGTAAGCCGATGGCTGACTGCACTGCACTGTATTGCCGCAATCGTTTGTTAGACCGGCTGGTGAAATACGAGGACACGTGGATGGAACCAGAGGAAATCACGGCAATGCAGCACACATTGGATGAGTACCACAAGGTAGCTGACCCATTGCTAAGGGCACAGGCTGACGGGCGGTTGGTGGTGCTGCCATTTACCAGTGGGCGCACTTTGCTATCCAAGGACATTGACAGTCCGCGACTTATGAAGGATGTAGAGCTTGCAATTAGCTATTGTAGCAGTTGCGGAATTGTGTTTCACATGGGTTACAATGTGTTCTGCGATCTGGTGAAACATGGGAGAATTACTGCGGTAAGCGAGGAGGCGGAGAAAGCATTGGAGGCGATGAATAATGGCTGAATATCATGTTGGATGCGGCGCATTTGGGATTTACGCGGGTACACTAAACAGTAAGAACAAGAACCTATGGCAGAACAAAACGGAGTGCACCGATGAAGCCTTATGTGCTGTGCGCGACTATTTAATACAGGAATGTCTTGGTGGTCTGCACGGTGACAAGTCCTCTGGCGGCTATGAGTGGACGTTAAAAGACGGGAGAGTTGCCAAACTGCTTGTGGCGATTGAGAACGGAGGTGACAACGATGCCTGATTGTAAGGCGTGTGGAAAGTGGTTTGCTACAATGGAGCAGTGCGAGTTGTGCCCGACTTGCGAAAGAGCGTTAGAACGACTGCGCAACTACGCTGCCCCGGTGGTGCACGGGCGGTGGGAATACATCCAGCAAACGCTTAACACGCTCAGTCAGCTTAGGTGTTCGTTTTGTGGGTGGTGGTCTCTTGACCCGTCTATTGATGGTGCCTACAACTACTGCCCCAACTGCGGGGCAAAGATGGACGGAGGTGACGGCGATGCGGCTGATTGACGTTGATGAAGCATTGAGACTGTTTGACGAAGAATACAAGGAAACGAACGAATTGATACACAACGGTGAAACTCATCTTGATAATCTTGCCGAGGGATTTGCAGAAGCATATCACATAATCAAGTATGATCTTCCAACCGTTGACGCTGTGGAAGTGGTGCGGTGCAAGGACTGCAAGTACAGTTGCAAAGATGGAAATGGACGTTCCTGCGAAGGCTATTGGTATGAGCTGAGCGAGTACGATGTCACAGTAAAGGACGATGACTTTTGCAGCTACGGAGAAGGGAAGGACTATGATTAAAGACAGCGGAGAAAGAACAAAGTTTCCAAGCGGAGCACTCCGGGATATGCACACGGGCAAGGGACGGATGGATTTGCTCCCTTGGTTGGCTATCATGGAAGTGTCGAAGCACTGCGAGGCGGGTGCTTTGAAATACGGGGAGCATAATGTCGATAAAGGAATCCCAACCCACAGTCTGTTAGATTCCGCCATTCGCCACGCAGCAAAATATTTGGCGGGCTATGTAGATGAGCCGCACCTTGTAGCTGCGGCGTGGAACCTACTGTGGGCGATCGAGATGGAGATTGTCCATCCTGAATGCGTGGACACTCCGTGGAGGGCAGCCGATGGCGAATAAAGACGCAATGCTGGAAGCCTTGGAGGAAATCGAGAACGGTATGTGCCGCATTAAGGAGCGACGGAGCATTTGGCAGAATAGCCTTGTATATGCACTCTGCCAAGCTGTGCGGCTGCTTCTGATGGACAAGATCAAGGAGGGACGGAAATGAGAATTGACGGCAAAACCCTGCCCAACAACCCCATGAAAGCGTACCAGCAGGGAAAGCTGATAGGGACAAAGCAGAATATGGATTTGGTATCCGAAGTGCTGCTTACAAAGTTTGGATTCCATGTGCTGGAGGAAACGCCGGACAGTCACGATACCATGAGCATTGAGTATCTGCAAAAGTGCCTTGTGAAGCTGGTGAATGCAAAGAACAGCGGCTATGTGACCAAGAAAGACATTGCGGACGCTCTGCGGAGCGACTACAAACTAATCAACAACGCAGAGTGAGGAGGCGGGCATGAGCAGAAAACAAACACTGCCGTATGATGTGCGGCTTGAGTGCATCGCCTATGTCAGAGGTTATCCACGGAGAGTACAGGCATACAACGATGAACGGAGAGAGATACTGAGCGGCGGAAGCAGTGCAACGGAGGGAATGCCCCACTCTCCAGGCATTGGTAGGCCGTCCGAAAGCAAGGCGGAGCAGCTTGCCGCCATAGAAAACTGGCCGGAAACCAAGAAAATGCGGGCAGTGGAATACGCCATAGATCGATGTGGGCGGGATTTGGAGAGTGAGAGCGTCCGAAAGCAGCTTACACAGGGGATCATGCGCAACTGTCAGGGCAAGCACAAGTATTCTCGAAGTAGGATCATCGTGCCGGGGATAAGCGAGCGGACATTCAGCAGGAGAAAAGAGCAGTTTTTGCTTGACATAGCCATATATTGTGGTTTTGCAGAGAAAGTTGGCACAAATTCCACCTAATGATGTGCTACAATAGGTACAGTGGATGATAAGGCATAGCCATCCACCCGTCTTTCCACTCAACCCGTTTCCTCCATCTTATGCGCCGCCGGTATTGGGCGCACCTTCTGGCACCGAAAGGTCATACCGGCACAAACAGCCTGTAGGGAAACCTATAGGCTGTTGTTATATGCCGTGCGCTCGTTGCACCCCACGATCAGGGGCGGGAGGTCGCACCTCCCACACGGCACCTATATATGCAGGCGTAGCTCAGTCGGATAGAGCGGAGCAAGGCAAATGTCGGGTTTCTGTCGCTGGTTCGAGTCCAGCCGCTTGCACAAGAGGCCGGGTAGCACCCGGACACTGTGAGACCGTTGTCGTCATGGCTCACATGAAAATGACAATGCTTGCTGAAAACTGCGCGTGAGGATGCGTCCTCCTTGCCATGACCGAACAGCGGCGCTTGAGATGCTTGCGGGGCCTCAAGCGGGCATGAGCGTGTGACAATCTAAGCGGGAAGACGGCCAATATGCGGCATAGGTGCCCCGTAAGGGGAGGCCACAGCGAGTGACGGAGGAGAATGTTTCCCGAAGCGCTAAAGCAGGGCAGGACTGCAATGCCGTACCATCCCGGCCAGCGGGCGAGGAAGCGTAAAAAGCTAAGTATCAGGCGGCTGGTATAATTGCCAAGTTCCTGATGGCTGGTAGGAGGACGCAGCGCAGCCGGGAGCCGATAAAAAAGATCTTGCGTACCATGTTTGGCTCGGGGAGAGCCGGACACGCAAGATGTGTATGCCCGTTAGGGCGGGTAAAGTCTGCTATGTAAGGCCAAGGGGTGGGGGCTGGTAGCAAAAAAGGAGGATGGCATGGAAATCACAAAACGGCGGCTTGCGGATATTGTACCGTATGCCGCAAATGCAAAAAAGCATGATAAGCGGCAAATCAACAACGTTGCGGAGAGCATCAAGCAGTACGGCTTTGTACAGCCGATTGTGATTGACCGTGACGGCGTGATTGTAATCGGCCACTGCCGCGCTCTGGCGGCAAAAAAGCTGGGCATGGAAGAAGTGCCCTGTGTCTGCGTGGACGATCTGACACCGGAGCAAGTGAACGCCCTGCGGTTGGTGGACAACAAGAGCAACGAGAGCGATTGGGACTTTGACCTGCTGAAAGGCGAACTGCCGGAGTTGGATTTGTCGGCGTTTGATTTTGACTTTTCTTTTCCGGAGCTGGACGAATCCGAAATTGAAGAAATGACCAACGAGCAAAGAGAGCAGGAGTTTCGGGAAAGGATGGAGCGTGGAGAGCTTTCAGACGATGATGAGGACTACCAAGCTTTCCTTGAAAAGTTCGAGGCGAAGAAAACAACGGACGATTGCTACACGCCGGATAACATCTACGAAGCAGTAAGAGATTGGGCGGCTGAGAAGTACGAAATTGGCAATGCCGCAATTGTGCGCCCGTTTTATCCGGGCGGAGATTATAAAAGCGAGAAATACCCTTCCGGGTGTGTTGTGATAGACAATCCACCTTTTTCCATTATTTCAGAAATCTGCGAGTGGTACACAAGCAAGAGAATCAACTTCTTTCTGTTCGCTCCAACGCTTACACTCCTCGGAATTATGCGCGGCTCGGCAAACTATGTGGCGTGCGGGTGCGGAGTTGTGTATGAAAACGGCGCGTCTGTCAATACGTCGTTTGTTACCAACATGGGGGGCAATAAGATTGTCGCTGCCGCTGATTTAAGAGAAATACTGGATGACGAGAACAAAAAGAATCTCAAAAAGTTGCACAGAGAACTGCCGAAATACTCATATCCAGATGAGGTTTTGACAGCAACGATGCTGTGTTATATGGCAGCTCACGGCGTAAGCCTTGAAATTAGAGAAAGAGATGCACATTTTATCCGCGCGCTTGACGCACAGAAAGCGTCGGGGAAAGACTTGTTTGGCTCTGGCTTTTTGCTATCGGAAAAGGCTGCTGCGGAAAAGGCTGCTGCGGAAAAGGCTGCTGCGGAGAAAGTAAGAGTATGTAATACAAACGTGTGGGAACTTTCCGACAGAGAAAAGAAAATCGTGGCAGGGCTTGGGCATGACGATTGAAGAAGCACAGGCAATTATTGCCAAAACAAATAGCCCATATCTAAAGCGGGACATGGAGAAGTTTATTAAACGCCAGCAGAGAAAGGAGGGCGCGTATGGCAAGGCCAAGAAAGGAAATAGACCAGAAGCAGTTCGAGAACCTCTGCGGCCTGCAATGCACGCTTGAGGAAATCTGCGGCTGGTTTGATGTATGCTCGGACACATTGGAAACATGGTGCAAACGAACCTATAAGAGAAGTTTTTCGGAAGTTTTTGCGCAAAAGCGAGGAGCGGGGAAAATTTCACTGCGTCGGAGCCAGTGGCAGCTTGCGGCAAAGAACGCAAGCATGGCGATTTGGCTGGGGAAACAGTACCTTGGGCAGCGCGATATTGTGGAGCTGGGTTTACCGACTGACAACACGCAGGATGACGCATTGAGTGTGAGCCTGCGTGAAATGGCAAAGGAGCTTGAGAGCGATGATTAAGATTTACGGTTGCAGCGATGACCTTGTGGAAATTTACGGTAGCGTTTATAAAGAAGACGAAATCGACTGTTTTGACCATGATGTTCGTATCCGTTTTTTTGATGGGACGATTATCCGTATTGGCTATCCCAAAAAGGACTTAGGCGGTTGGTGGATTGAGGTTGAAAAACAAGGGACGGCAAAACAGGCGTTGACATTATGTGATAACGAAGATGACGATATTTATAGTGACATCTTCGAAATTGACGCGGAGATTAAAAGCCATTCTGTGATTAAGCAGAAATATCCGGACAGACCATGATTAGCCACAAGCAGAAAAAAATCCTCGCATTTCCATACAGTTGCTATGATGCCTTGATCTGCGACGGCGCTGTGCGTTCTGGCAAGACCTCTATCATGATGTGGGCGTTCGTCCGCTGGGCGATGGAGAATTTCAGCGGTCAGCGCTTCGGCGTGTGTGGACGCACGGTGGACAGCTGCACCAAGAACATCATCGTGCCGTTCACGGCGATGAGTTTGGCAAAGGAGCGCTATATCATTCGATGGAGGCGCGGTGACAAGGTGATGGAAGTCCGGCGCGGTGCCGTAACGAATTACTTTGAAGTGTTCGGCGGCAAGGACGAGGCAAGCTATACGCTGATCCAGGGCCGCACGCTGGCGGGGGTGCTGCTGGACGAAGTGGTGCTGATGCCGCGCTCGTTTGTGGAACAGGCATTGACCCGCTGCTCGGTAGATGGTGCAAAGCTGTGGTTTTCCTGCAACCCGGGAAGTCCACAGCATTGGTTTTATACAGAGTGGATCAAGCGAAACCGAGAGCGGAACGCGCTGTATCTGCATTTTGAAATGACGGACAACCCCGGCTTATCTCAAAAGACGCTGGAACGCTATCAGGCAATGTTTTCCGGCGTGTTCTACGACCGATACATTCGCGGCTTGTGGGTTGTGGCCGAGGGGCTGATCTATCCCATGTTTGACGAGAGCTGCATTGTGGACGAGCTGCCGGAAAAGGGCGAATACTATGTGTCCTGCGACTATGGCACACTTAACCCGTTTTCTGCAGGACTTTGGTGCTGGGACGGCAAGGCGGCCACGCGCATCCGCGAGTATTACTATTCCGGGCGCGAGAACCAGAAGAACAAGACGGACGAGGAATACGCCGACGAAATTAAAAAGCTTATCGGCGAGGCGGACGTCAAAAGCATTATCGTTGACCCGTCTGCAGCCTCGTTTATCGAGGTTTTGCGGCGGCGGGGCTATATGGTGCGAAAGGCCAACAACGACGTAAACAACGGCATTATGACTACGGCGCGGTTTTTGCAGGACGGCGTAATCAAGATACACCGAGGTTGCAAAGACTGCATCCGCGAGTTTGGGCTGTATCGGTGGGACGAAAAATCCGCCGATGACAGGCCAATCAAGGAAAACGACCACGCAATGGACGAAACGCGCTATTTTGCCTATACGATTTTGAAAAATAAGGCGTATAAGCGCGATTATGTCCCCATTTGGAGCAGATAGGAGTGAGAGGCTATCAAAACTTACAATGACCTTGTTGCGGTCGGAGAAAGTGACCAGGCGCGGATTGGGTTTATTCGCGGAGCAATCAACGAGCATCGAAGCTCACACGCATACAAGACGGCGGCGGATGCTGAGGAATATTACAATGGCCTGAATCCGACCATTAACCGCTATGAAAAGATCATCTACGATATGCAGGGCCGTGCCCACACGGATATGTGGACGGCAAACCATAAGCTGGCCAGCCGTTTCTTCGGCCTGGCGGTGGATCAGGAAGTTTCATATCTGCTGGGCAACGGCGTAACCTTTGCGGAGAAGGAAACGCCGAACAAGCTATGCCCGGACTTTGACCAGGAAGTCATGGATGCGGCGCGGGCGGCGAAAATCGCAGGCGTATCCTTCGGCTTTTGGGATCTGACGCATCTTCGGGTGTTCTCCCTGCTTGAGTTCGTCCCCCTCTATGATGAAGAGGACGGCGCGATGAAAGCCGGTATCCGGTTCTGGCAGGTGGCACAGGATAAGCCTATGAGAGCGACGCTGTATGAGAGCGACGGCTTTACCGAGTATTTCCAGCCTAGCGGCGAGGATATGGCCGTCATGCAGCCAAAGCGCAGCTATAAGCTGATCGAGCGCAAGGCGGAAGTCGGCGAAACAGAGATTTACGACGGCGGGAATTATCCGAGTTTCCCCATCGTCCCGCTGAAAAACAACAAGCGGTGTCTCTCCGAAATCGTCGGCAAGCGCAACACCATTGACGCGCTGGATCTGGCGTCCTCGAACATGGTTAACAATGTGGATGAGGGCAACCTGATTTATTGGGTGCTGTCTAACTGCAACGGCATGGACGACCTCGACGATGCAAAGTTTGTGGAGCGCTTGAAAACCACGCATGTTGCCCACGCCAACGGCGATGATGGCGCAAAGGTGGAGAGCAAGACCATCGAGGCCCCGTATGAGGGCACGAGCAGCACCATTGATATGCTCAAGAAGAAGCTATACGAGGATTTTCAGTGCTTTGACGCTGCGGCGGTATCTGCCGGGAACCAGACGGCGACCGCGATCAAGGCCAGCTATGTGCCGCTGGATCTGAAAACGGACAAGTTTGAATCCGAGGTCACGCGGTTTATTGTGGAAATTTTGCGTTTGGCAGGCATTGAGGATCAGCCAAGCTACACGCGCAATCAGATCATCAACAAGAGCGAGGAAACGCAGAACATTCTTCTGGGTGCGGCGTATTACGATGACGAATACATCACGAAGAAGCTGCTGACCATCAACGGCGACATTGACCAGTACGAGGACATGGCAAAGCGGAAGGCTGCAGAAGAGATTGACCGGAGCTTTGCGGAACCGGATGCGCCGGAGGTGAACGGCGATGGCGAACAGTGACCTCGGACACAAGCTGACCGATAAGGAGCTTGCGAAGCTGGAGCGGCGTATTGCAACGCTATACCGCGAGGCGGGGGAAGAACTGCGAGCTACCATCGACGCATATTTTGAGCAATTCAAAAAGCGCGACGAGGAAATGAAGGCGCTGATCGGCACCGTGCAGAACGGAAAGGAATGGACGGAGGCCGACTATAAGCAATGGCGGTTCAACCAGATCGGGCGTGGGAAACGCTATCAGGCTATGCGGGACAAGGTGGCACACCGTGTTACCGATGCAAACGCCGTGGCGGTGTCTTACACCAATGACGCAACGCCCGGTATCTACTCCCTTAACCGCAACTATGCGGCGTACACCATCGAACAGGTTGCGGGCAACGTCGGATTTGACTTGTGGGACGAGCAGACGGTGAAACGCCTAATCGTAGAGCAGCCGGGGCTGATGCCGTACTATCCAAAGGATAGAGCACTGAAACGCGGGATTGATCTCGCATACGGCAAGAAGCAAATTACGGCAAGCGTCACCAGCTCCATCTTGCAGGGAAAGAGCATCAAGCACATGGCGGATGATCTGCAAAAGCGCATTACCACCATGAGTCGCGATTCCGCCATCCGCACCGCCCGCACAGCCGTGACCGGCGCGCAGAACGCCGGACGCATGGACAGCTATGCGGCAGCGGAAAAGATGGGCATTAAGCTCAAAAAAGAATGGTTGGCTACGCTGGACGCGCGTACACGCCACTCTCATGCCATGCTTGACGGCGAACAAGTGGCGCAGGACAAGAAGTTTTCTAACGGTTGTCGTTTTCCCGGCGACCCACAAGGACCACCGTGGGAGATATATAACTGCCGCTGTACGCTGATTGCCGCCGTGGATGGGGTAGATACATCAGACGGGCTGCGTAGGACACGCGACGGGCTTATATCTGACATGACATATGCTCAGTGGGAAGCATCGAAGCAGGGATACAGCGGCAAACAGTTATCCCCATATCACATGGGGAGCGAAAAATCTGCAAAGGATGTTACGAAGAAATACATAGATTCTGCCAAGCCCCGCATGGGTAAGGTGCGATACGAGAACGGATACCGCTCCAAAACCCACAAAGAAGAAATAAATGTAGCAAATCAAATTAGAGAGCTGTTCGGCGGGAAAATTGTGCTACTGAAAGAATCGCAGACGCCAGGTATGCAAATGCCAGACATGCTGTGGAAAGGGAAGCAATGGGAAATAAAGTCGATTTCCACAGAAAAAGCCGCAGATAGCGCTCTGCGCAAAGCGATAAAGCAGATACACGGGAATCAAGGAGGGGTGATTTTTGATGTTGCCGATGGGATTGATAAGAAAAAACTAATTGATGTATTGGATGCGAGAGCAACAAGAAGCAAATCGTTTAATGCAGATATAATTGCGCTGCATAACGGGGCTGTCCTCTTTGTGCGGCGATATAAAAAATGAGGCAACCCCCCACCAGAACGGGCGGAGGATTACCTCGATAAAACGGAAACATGAGTTTCCTCATAGATAGTATATGCAATTTCCGTAAAATAGTCAAGAGGGATTTGAAAATGAGCGTTAAAATCCAAGACAACAGCAAAGAGATTTCTGCCGAAATTAAGGCGGCGCTGCTGCGCGGGCTTGAAAAGTGCGGACTGGTGGCAGAGGGATATGCAAAAAAGCTGTGCCCCGTTGACACCGGCAATCTGCGCAACAGCATTACTCATGTGGTAGACGAGCAGGAACCGGCGGCAATCATCGGAACGGATTCTGAGTACGGTGCGTATGTGGAATTAGGAACCGGCATTTACGCCGAAGGTGGCGGCGGACGGCCTACACCGTGGGTGTATCAGGACGCAAAGGGAAATTGGCATTACACGCGTGGCAACAAGGCACAGCCGTTTTTGAAACCTGCTGCCGCCGACCATGCCATCCAATACCGGAAGATATTGGAGGACGAACTGAAATAGGAGCTAATTGCTTACAAATTGTATGCAGTTGGCTCTTTTTGTTAATTACCGCAAAGGACAGCGGTTTTTATAAGACTATCGTTTCCGAAGGAACGGAACCGAAGAAAAGGAGATAGTGTCATGGCACTTACACGAAAACTTTTGAAGGGTATGGGGCTTACCGATGAGCAGGTTGATACCATCATCGAGGCGCATACCGACACCGTGGACGGCCTAAAGGCGGATGTGACCCGCTACAAGGCCGATGCGGAGAAGCTGCCCGGCGTTCAGAAGCAGTTGGACGACCTCAAGGCAGCGGGTGACGGCGGTTACAAGGAGAAGTACGAGAAGGAACACTCGGCCTTTGAAGCCTTTAAGACCGACATCACGGCAAAGGAAAGCAAGGCGGCAAAGGAAAAGGCCGTGCGTGCTTACTTTGAGAGCAAAAACATCACCGGCGCGAATTTGGACCTTGCGATGCGCGGCTGTGTCGAAGAAATGGCCGCATTGGAGATGGACGGCGACAAGATCAAGGACACCAAGAGCCTTGATGCGCTCGTAGACGGCACCTACAAGGGGCTTGTCTCCACCACACAGACGCACGGAGCGAATCCCGCCAACCCCCCGGCAAACACCGGCGGCGCAAAATCCCGAGAGGACATCTACAAGAAGGACGATAAAGGCCGCTATGTGATGTCTACGGCGGAGCGCCAGAAAGCGCTTGCCGATCTGATGGCAAGCGAAAATAACTGATTTTTTGAAAGGAGCTATTTATGGCTGCGAAAACTAACGTAACAACTTCTGCACAGTTTACCACTTCCGCCCGTGAGGTGGATTTCGTGTCCCGCTTCGCCGATAACTGGGACGCACTGCGTAACATCATGGGCATTATGCGCCCCATTCGCAAGGCCCCCGGCACGAAGCTGGTTTCCTACAAGGCCAGCGTGGACGGTGGCCTCAAGGGCGGCACCGTGGCAGAGGGTGACGAGATCCCCTTCACCAAGATGAAGGTGGATCCTGTTGCCTACGGCGATATCGACATTAACAAGTACGCCAAGAGCGTGACCATCGAGAGTGTCGCAAAGTACGGCGCTGACGTTGCCGTGGAGAAGACCGACGAGGCTTTCCTTGTGGCCCTGCAGAACAAGGTCCTGACCGACTTCTACACCTTCCTCGGTACCGGCACTTTGAAGGTGACCGAGAAAACGTGGCAGCGTGCTCTGGCTATGGCTAAGGGCAAGGTGCTGGACAAGTTTGCCGGTCTGGATAAGGACGTGACCGAGGTGGTGGGCTTTGCCAATATCATCGACGCTTACGATTACCTGGGCGACAAGGAGATCACCGTGCAGACGATGTTCGGCATCAACTACGTGGAGAACTTCATGGGCTACCGCACCATGTTCCTGCTGCCCGAGAAGTACATCGCCTCCAAGAAGGTGATCGCTCTGCCCGTGGAGAACATCGACCTGTACTATGTAGACCCGAGCGACAGCGACTTTGCCAAGCTGGGGCTGAATTACACCGTGAAGGGCGAGACCAACCTGATCGGCGTCCATGTTGACGGCGATTACAGCCGCGCCACGGGCGATATGTACGCCATCATGGGCATGAAGCTGTGGGCTGAGTATCTGGACGGCATTGCCGTGGCTACCGTTTCTGTGGCCGGCGCGGGCTAAATAGGAGGGCAGCGTAATGCTTGAACAAGTCTTACGGCACTTGAACAACTGGTTCCTTGTGGAGATTCACGAGGGCACGTTCGCCGTGGAGAACGGCAGCATTGCGCTGCCCTTTCTCCTGAACAATCAATATTTCCGCATCTGCGGCTCTGTGTTTAATGACGGTCTGCATCAATATCCGGCGGCTGACCTTACGGATGAAACCTTTACCGGAACGGTGTGGGTGTTGGCTGTTCCGAAGGCTGTGGTTTTGCTTGCCGAAGATATCGCCGCGTGGGAAGAAAAGAACGGTGAAGCCGTTTTAAGCCCGTACACGAGCGAAAGCTTCGGCGGGTACAGTTACACAAAGGCAAGCGGCGGAAATGCCGACACGAGCGCCGGGACGGGCTGGCAGGGCGCTTTTAAAGGCCGGTTAAATGACTGGCGCAAGCTCAGGGGGGTGGAACCGTGAGTTTACTGGACGATTTTGCCCACAAGTGCGTTTTGATGGAGAAAAAGCGCACGCCTGACGGAGCGGGCGGCTACATCACCGCGTGGGAAGAGGGAGCGGAGTTCCTCAATTACCAGTCTCTTGACACATCGATGGAGGCGCGAAAAGCGGAAAAGGACGGTGTTACCTCGGTATATTCCGCACTGGTCAATCAGCGCGTTCCCATCGAGTACAACGATTATTTCCGTGACGCGGAAACAGGGCTGACTTACCGCGTGACCTCTAACCCCGAGGAAAAGGCCGCGCCGAGGTCTGCGGGAGCGACCATTAAGGCGCTGAAATTCTTCACAGCGGAACGAAGGGAGTTGCCGAAATGACAAAGGATAAGGCGCTCCACGCATGGTTTTCTCAATTTCTCCCGGCGTATCCAACCTCTAATGTGCCGGAAGACGCGACCTTCCCTTGGCTGACCTATGAACTTATTACAGGCTCGTGGGAGAGCGGGGAAATCGGCCTGACGGTAAACCTCTGGTACTACACGGAAGGCGAGGCGGTGCCCAATGCAAAGGCACAGGAGATCTCCGACGCCATCGGTATGGGCGGCTGTATGGTGCCCTATGACGGCGGGGCTATGTGGATCAAGCGTGGGTCTCCGTGGTGCCAGAACATTGCGGACGAGAGCAACAAAAACATCAAGCGGCGGTACCTCAACGTCACGGTTGAATATCTGTCGCAGAACTGATGAAAGGACGAAACTATGAAATTTACGAAAATTCCTTCTGACGCGTTTCAGAAATTGCAGATCAACGCCGGTATTCTGACCACCGATTTTACGCCGTCTACCGGGGAGATCGGTGCGGCTGGCCAGATCGGTGCAACCACCGGCGGTGTGAACTTTACGGCAACGCCCACTTTCACCGACTTTGGCGAAGACATTGACAACTGCCCGAAGAACATGAAGGAGCTTAAGCGGCAGGATATGGTGGAGGCAAAGATGTCCGGCACGTTTGTCAACGCTGACACGAAAACGGCAAAGATGCTCTGCGGCGCGGCGGACATTGACACGAGCGATACGACGAAGGTCGTTCCCCGCACGGACCTCAAGGACAGCGACTTTACCGACCTCTGGCTGGTAGGTGACTACTCCGATAAGAACGGCGCGAAAAACGGCGGCTTTATCGCTATCCACATGCTCGACGCTCTTTCCACGGGCGGGTTTCAGCTCAAGACGGCGGACAAAGCCAAGGGCCAGTTTGCCTTTGAGTTCACGGCGCACTATTCCATCGCGGAGCAGGACAAGGTTCCGTATGAGATCTACATCAAGGCGGGTACGGAGGAAACAGTATGAAACTTTCCGACATTCAGGGAGACCGTGTATTTGATGTGATTGCAGACATCATCGACCCCATTGCCAACATCGCGGAAGACGAGAAAGCTTCCGCTATGTTCCAGCGGGAAAAGTTGCCGGAGGGCATGACGGGGAAGCAGTTTGCGATGCAGAGGGCGCGGAAAGCGCTCCCTGCTCTGCTCAAAGGCCACAAAGCTGATATTATCGCCATTCTTGCGGCGATCGAGGGCGTGAGTGCGGACGCTTACAAGGGTGCGCTGAATCTTGTGAAACTGACGCGGGACACCGTGGAGCTGCTGACTGATGATGCATTCACTGCGCTTTTTCTCTCGGCGCAGAGCGAAAACTCCTCTGGCTCTGCGCAGGAGAATACCGGGGAAGCAGACGAGTAAGGCCGTTTCTGCGCTACTGCATGGCGCGGCTGAATGAGCGGGCGCGGGATGAGGCGTATCGGATCTATGTGACGGACGCACTAAAAATCACAGCGGAGAACACGGCACGGTATGCCGGAGGTAGCTACATGAGAGCGCGGTATGCGGATGCCATAAGGCCGGAGAAGCGGGACGAGCGGTCTTGCGAGGAGATCACGGCGGATGTGGTCGCACGGTGCGGATTGGTGGTGAAGCATGAATCTACTTGATTTATTTGTCAAAATCAGCGTCGACGACGGAGACGTAGACAAAGGCTTTTCGGAAACGAGCAGCAAAGCGGAAACGCTTGCTATGAAGCTGAAAAGTGGCCTTGCTACTGCGGCAAAGGTGGGAACTGCGGCCCTGACAGCTGCGGCTACTGGCGTGGCGGCGCTGATAAAGGCGTCCATTGACCAATATGCCGAGTATGAGCAATTAGTGGGTGGCGTCGATACCCTTTTTAAGGCTGCATCGGACAAGGTGCAGGAGTACGCCGCAAACGCATACAAGACGGCTGGCATGAGCGCCAACGAATATATGGACACGGTGACCAGTTTCTCGGCCTCCCTGCTCCAGAGCCTTGGCGGAGATACAGAGAAAGCAGCTCAGAAGGCGGATCAGGCCATCACCGACATGGCAGACAACGCCAATAAGATGGGCACCGGCATGGAGATGATACAGAACGCCTATCAGGGTTTTGCAAAGCAGAACTACACCATGCTGGACAACCTAAAACTCGGGTATGGCGGCACCAAAGAGGAAATGGAGCGTCTGCTTGCGGACGCGGAGAAGCTGTCTGGGCAGAAGTTTGATATTTCGTCTTATTCCGACATCGTAGACGCCATCCATGTGGTGCAGACGGAAATGGGCATCACCGGCACCACGGCAGCAGAGGCAGCAAGCACCATCGAGGGCAGCAGTGGGTCGGCAAAAGCCGCATGGTCAAACCTGATAACCGGCATCGCTGACGAAAATGCGGACTTCAAAACCTTGACAAGCAATTTCGTTGATAGCCTTGTTACAGCTGGAAAGAACATCATCCCGCGCATTAGTGTCATCTTGGGCGGCATTTCGCAGCTTGTTACATCTGCATCTACCACTATTATTCCGATGGTCATAACAACCATCACAGACAACCTGCCTGCGCTTTTGCAGGCGGCGGTTGCGCTTGTCGGCGCATTGGGACAGGGTATTATTGATAGCCTACCTGCAATTACGCAAGCAGCAATCGACATTCTTTTCTTCCTTGCGAATGCCCTGATAGAAAACCTGCCCACCCTTATTGACGGCATTGTGCAAGTGACCATGACGATTGTGCAGATGCTGACAAGCCCGGACTTTTTGACGCAACTCATTGAAACGGCAATCTTGCTGATTACGACGCTTGCGCAGGGCCTGATTGACGCGATTCCGCAGCTTATCGCGGCAGTACCTCTGATTATTGGCAACTTGCTCGCCGCAATCATTGTGGAGCTGCCCAACATCATCCAGATGGGCATTGATCTTCTGTTTGCGCTGATTGACGGAATTATCAAGTGCATCCCGGAGCTGGTCGCGGCAGTCCCTACGCTGATTATTGCGTTCATCAACGGCATCGTGAACAACCTTGACAAGATCATCCTTGCAGGGCCGCAGATTATTGTATCGCTGATTACCGGCATTATCGGGGCAATCCCGGAATTGATTGCAGCCGTCCCGCGCATTATCGCTGCCATTGCCGACACAATCAGAAACTATGACTGGGGCGGCATCGGTAAAAACATCGTTCGGGGCTTAAAAAACGGCATCGCCGGAATGTGGGGCAATATAAAAAGCTGGTTCAGTGATAAGGTAAATGGGCTGGTTAGCGGTGTGAAAAAAATCCTTGGTATTGCATCCCCGTCCAAGGTCTTTGCGGGCATCGGCGGCTTTATGGCCGAAGGTCTGGGCGAGGGCTTTGACGATCAATTCAAGTCCGTAAAAAAGGACATTGAGGGCAATATGAGCTTTGACGCTGGCACCATTACAGCAGATGCAAACATCATCAGAAACTATACAAGTGGCTCTTACGGAGGGGGCGGCGATTCCGGCAGAATTGTAATGCTGCTGGAACAGTATTTACCTATGTTGGCAAATATGAAAGTCATCATGGACAGTGGTCAGGTTGTCGGTTTGCTTGCCCCAGGCATGGATGAAGAACTGGCCAAAATCAATGCGAGGAGGGCAAGGGCTGTATGATAGGAAAAGTATTTTTTGACGGAAAAGACACTTACGCAGAATACGGCCTGTTGCTTGCAAGCAAGTCCATTTCTCTGCCGGAAGTCCGCACGAATATGATTGATGTTCCGGGCCGGGATGGCCTGCTGGACGCTTCCGAAGTGTTGACCGGCGAAGTGACCTACAAAAACCGCACCATTGCACTGATACTCACCGGCGTGGACACGGTGAGCGGCAAGAAATGGCCTGCCACGCTTTCTGACTTCTGCAACAAAGTCCACGGCAAGCGCGTGAAAGTGACCTTCCCCGAGGACACCGCCCATTATTACAGTGGGCGGTGCTCCGTTGGGCAGGTGGAGCTTGTCAAAATAAAGCAGACAATTCCCGTTACTGTTGATTGCGATCCGTGGAAATACAAGAAAGAGAAAACAACTGTGACACGGGCTGATTTGGGAACGGCATATAAACAGCTTACGCTACCGAATGAAAGCCGCCCGGTTATTCCCACAATCACGGTGGCGCAAGATACCGTATTACTTTGGGACAACAACACCATCAATGCCAGCGCTGGAGATCACATTTTCCCCGCCATTCGGCTTGCGGCTGGCAGCAACAACCTGAAGGCGAAGGTGTCCAGCGGCACCGGCAGCATCACAGTGACATACCAAGAGGCGAGCCTGTAATGTACCAACTCAAATATCAAAACTATATCCTGTATGACCCGCGCCTTGCGGATGAAAAACTAATCGTCCGTGACCCCTCTGTGAAGCTGGCGGTCAGCAAGGCCGGGGAAATGTCCTTCACAGTGGACGCAGACCATCCGTATTTAAGCAATCTTCGGCGCATGAGCGGCCTTGTGGAGCTGCTGGACGGCACTTTTCCTATATATAGGGGGAGAATAACCAGCGATATAAAAGACTTCTACGGAGCACATAAAATCGCAACAGAGGGCATTATGGCGGCGCTGAATGACAGCATCATCCCACCGTTCAACTTTCCGGAAGATTTCGAGAATGACACTGCTTATAAGGCCGCAGCCGCAAGCGGGAATGTGGTTGACTTCTTCTTCCGCTGGATTTTAGGGCAGCACAACAGCCAAGTGTCCGCAGAGCAGCAGATTAGGCCCGGAGTGTGTACCGTAACAGACCCGAACAATTACATCACACGCAGCTCCAAGGAGTACGCCACGGCAATGTCCACGATATCCGACAAGCTGATCAAATCGGCTTTGGGCGGGTATCTTCTGATCCGATATGAGGATGACGAGAACTATCTGGATTATTACGCTGCGTTGCCGCTCACAAATACGCAGTCTGTGGAATTTGCTGAGAATCTCCTTGACCTTTCCAGCGAGACGGACGGAACAAACATTTACACCGCTATTCTGCCAGAGGGCAAGGACGGCTTGACCATCGAAGCGCTGCCAGATGGTGATTTGACAGATGACCTTGTTAAATCCGGGCTTACTATTTATAGCAAGTCTGGCATGGCCACATACGGGCGCATTACCCGGCACATCAAATGGGATGATGTGACTGTTGCCGCCAACCTTCAGACCAAGGCGAAGGCGGCGCTGGCTGACAATGGCCTGTCCATGCCGGAGACCATCACCTGCAAGGCAGTTGATTTGGGCTGGCAAGATGGCATCCAGCATTTCCGGGTGGGCCGGATGACGGCCCTTTTCAGCACTCCGCACGGCTACAGCGCGTCCTATCCGCTGATGGAGCTGGCCCCGGATATTCTTGACCCCGGCAACACACAAATCACGCTGGGAGCTACCCAGCAAACCTACACGGGGGCGCAGATAGATGCCAAGCGTGAAACGGATAAACGCATCGAAAGCACACGGCAGGAGATTTCTGAGCGGGTGGACGAATCTTCAAGCCAAGTGATTCAGGCCACACACCAGCAGATTACCGATCTGCAGCAGAATGTCAACTCCATCATCCTGTCCGCTCTGGAAAACTATGTAGAAACCGGGGATTTTGACAGCTACAAAGAGGAGGTCAGCACAAAGCTGTCTGTGCTGACTGACCAGCTGAGCATTGACATCACTAAGGTAACCGAGCGCATTGACAAGGTGGATGGCGATCTGCAAAGCAAGTACAGCGAGATCACAAAGGCTTTCCGGTTTACGTCTGACGGCCTAATCATTGGCGAAACGGGCAATGAAATCCTGCTGCGGCTGGATAATGATGTGTTGCAGTTTGTCCGCAACAACACACCGGAGTTGCAGATCACCGCAGAGGGCGTGGAAGCAATGCGTATCAAGGTATCTATCCTCTGCATCGGAAACGTGGTTTGGACGGAGGACGAAAACGGCGATGTAATTGCAAGTTGACAGGAGTTGAGAACATGGCGTCCATTTACAGCAGCACGAACAAAGGCTGGCGCTTGCGTCTGGATTGGTCAATCACAGGCCAGTCTATCGCAGACAACAAAAGCACATTAAGTCTTGATTTGTGGGTATATGACGGAACCGGATATTCCCAAAACGAGAGCAGCGGCGAAGCGTATTATATACTTCAGGGCGAAAAACGCTGGAATCCGTATAATTACAGTTCCACCGGATGGTACAAACTGGGCAGCAAGACTATTACAGTCAGCCATAATGCAGACGGCACGAAAAGTATTGCGCTGACAGCAGAGTGGGACTGTGGCTTTGACAGCGCCTACACACCACGCCATTTGTCCTTGTCAGAAACGGTGACGCTAACCACCATCCCGAGAGCGTCCACGGCCACCACGAGCGGCTCCACGCTGGGGGAGACCTTGACCATCACCATCAAGCGGGCCAGCAGCAGCTTTACGCACAAACTCTACTACACCTGCGGCAGCGTCAAGGATCAACTGATTGCCGAAAATGTAGGCACATCGTACAGTTGGAGCGCACCGCCTGTGTCTCTGGCACAGCAAGCACCAAACGCAGAGACTGTGGCGCTCACACTCACAGTAAAGACGTACAACGGCAGCACCTATGTTGGGGCGTGGTCAACGGCTGTTAAGCTTGCCGTGCCGTCAACCGTGGTTCCGTCCTTGTCTGTTGCAATCGATGATCCAACAGGTGTGTCCAACACCTATGGTGGATATGTTCAGCTGCGTAGCAAGGTCAAGGTAGATATCACCGCATCTGGGGCGCAAGGCAGCACTATCAAGTCATACAGTATCAAGGTGGGCGGCATCTACGCTGCTACATCAGCCAGTGGGACAACGGACTATTTGCCCGGTTCTGGCGAACTGACTGTTTCCTGTGCTGTCACAGATAGCCGGGGGCGCACGACTACAAAGACACAAAGCATCACTGTCCTTGCTTACAGCAAACCAGCAATTACTGCTATTTCTGCCACCCGTTGCAATGCCGATGGAACAGCAAACCGGGCTGGCACTTATGGCAAGGTGACTTTCTCTGGGGCCATTACTTCGCTTTCTGCCAAAAACACCGCAGCATATGCGGTGCAGTATAGGGAAGTCGGCGCTGAAGATTGGACTACGGCAGGCCGACCGGCGGCGGGAAACTACGATCCTGCTGATATTTCTGCCGTGTTTGCCGCAGACAAAAGCAAGCGCTACGAAGTTCGGGTTGTGGCAACCGATGCATTTGAAAGCATTGGTTCCACGTTGCGTGACCTCCCGGCAGCGTATGCCCTTTACCATCTGGCAAAGCATCTGCTGTCTGTGGGGCTGGGCCGTCTCTGTGACAAGGCAAACGCAATTCAAGTTGGGCTGGATGCTTATTTTGATAGGGATGTACAGATAGACGGTACACTGGCGGTAGGAGGGATGACGCTGCTTGATTATGCGCATCCGGTGGGGAGTGTATATATCTCTACTGCGGCCACCGACCCGGCCGATCTTTTTGGCGGCGGGACGTGGGAGCGCATAAAAGATGTATTCCTGTTGGCTGCGGGTGATACATTCGCAGCTGGTTCCACCGGCGGCGAGGCTAACCACACCCTGACGACAGCGGAAATGCCCAGCCACGGGCACAACCCGGCCAATGAGTCAGGATACTATGGCTTTATCACCAACAGCCAGAAGGCGTTCACCGTGGGTGATATGGGCGTTCAGAGCGGCAGCGGGCGGTACTATCCCTACGCATCGGCGGCATTTGACATCAGCCGCAACACGGCGACCGGTGCGACCGGCGGCGGGAAGGCTCATAACAATATGCCACCATATCTGACGGTGTATGCTTGGCGGCGAACAGCCTAATCGTCTCGCTGCGGGTCAGTGGGAAATGGAGGGAACCACCTTATAACATAGCCCCAGAGGAGAAAGGAAATTACTGAATGGAAACAATCGTCGTAGCTCTCATCACCGGCGGCCTGTCGCTGCTGGGGGTAATCATCACCAGCAACAAGACCACCCGTGATGTGCAGGCCAAGCTGGACACGCAGCAGGCCGTCACCGACACCAAACTGGATGAGCTGACACGGGAAGTCCGGGAGCATAACAACTTCGCCCGGCGCGTTCCGGTGCTGGAGGAGCAGATCAAGGTCGCCAATCACAGGATAGCGGATTTGGAAAGACTGCCCAACCGCTGAGCCTCGCAAATCTATAGTATGAGGAGGTATATGTATGTATCGAGGTACAACCCCCACGCTGACATTCCAGCTACCCATCGACACGGGAAGTATCACGGTGCTGTCCATTGCCGTGGCTCAGGCCGGACAGGTTAAGATCGAAAAAACATTGCCGGATGTACATCTGGACGGGAATGTTGTCTCCTGCACGCTGACGGAAGCTGAGACCCTGTCGCTTACTGCCGGGAGAGGCATTGACGCAAAGATACAGCTCCGGGTGGGCGTGGGGGCGCAGCGCATGGCATCTCAGGTATTTGAAGTGCCGGTGGAGCGTATTCTCCGGGATGGTGCGCTATGATCGAGTTTGCGGTAACTTTTTCTCCCGGCGCTGACTTCGCAGTCACCTTCGGCGGGGAAGTCCCTCTGGAGGTCGATATGGGTCAGGTGATGGAGGTGCTTGCTACCGAGGAGCGGACGGTGGAGCTGTCTATGCCCTACGGCAATCAGGTCATCCTGCCCACCAGCGGCAAGGTCATGCGCAAGGTGACTATTCAAAAACCGGACACCCTACTATCCGAGAACATCAAGAAGGATGTGGTGATCGGCGGCGTGACCGGAACTCTGGAGGATGGCGGCAGCTTCAAGGCAGTGATAGAACGCACGGCTGTCAGCCCTACACTTCCGGGTGATTTGACGACCATTGGTTACAGTGCGTTTAGCGGTTGTCCCAACCTTGCATTAACCAGCCTGCCGTCTGGGGTAACAAGCATCAGTGACTATGCGTTTAATAATTGCCCCAACCTTGCATTAACCAGCTTGCCGTCTGGCATGACAAATATCGGTAGCTATGCGTTTCAAAGCTGCCCCAAACTTGCACTAACTAGTCTGCCGTCTGGAATAACACGCATCGGTTACTATGCGTTCAATGGTTGCCGCAACCTGGCAATAACTAGGCTGCCACCTGGGATAACGAACATTGGTTTCGGTGTGTTTGCTAATTGCACCGGGCTAACAAGTATTACATTCGAGGGAAACCCAAAGACCATCCACTCTTCTGCATTTAACGGGTGCTCCAACCTAACCACCATTTATGTTCCGTGGTCGCAGGGGCAAGTAGCAAATGCTCCTTGGGGTGCGAGCAAGGCCACCATCATTTACGATTATACTGAGAATTAAAAAAGGGAAGGAGACGGCAGTGAATGTACAATACCGACTAAACCGATAAACAAAGACTTGTCAACATTTTTTGTGTGCCAGAATCGGGCACGGAAAGGAGAAATTATGGAAACTTTTGGCATCGCAAGCGTGGCGGTCATCACCGTCATTACCTACCTCGTGGGGCTGGTGGGCAAGGCCAGCAGCATGAACGACAAGTGGATCCCCATCCTGTGCGGGGTCTGCGGCGGTCTGCTGGGGGCTGTCAGCTACTATCTGGCACCCATCCCGGACTTTCCGGCGGGCGACCCCATCACCGCCATTGCCGTGGGCATCGTCAGCGGTCTGGCAGCCACCGGCATCAATCAGGCTGTCAAGCAGCTGAGCAAGGGGGAGTGAGATATGGGCAAGCGCATCACTGACGCATATCCCATTGCCAAGGCGGGCGGCATCCCCATCAACACCAGCATCCCGGCCAGCAAGGAGACCTATGACCGGCTGGGCGGGCGGGACGTGGCCTTTGTGGTGCTGCACTACACGGGCAACGTCAGCGACACCGCCGAGGCCAACTGCAAGTATTTCGCAGGCGGCGACCGGGAGGCCAGCGCACACTACTTTGTGGACGAGGACAGCATTTACCAGTCCGTACCGGCCTGTGACCGGGCGTGGGCGGTAGGCTCGCCCGATCCGGTACATCCCCTCTGCCGCAACACCAACAGTATCTCCATCGAGATGTGCTGCTCCGGGAACTACCATGTTTCCGAGCGCACCAAGGCCAACGCTGCGGCGCTGACGGCGGAGCTGTGCAAGCTGCTGGGCATCTCCGGTGTGGACACCTACGTCCTGCGGCACTACGACGTGACCGGGAAGTCCTGCCCCCGGCAGATGGCAGGTAAGAACAATGCGGAGTGGGAGGCGTTCAAGGCCAGCGTCAAGGCGCTGCTGAACGAGCAGCCCGCACCCGCACCGACGACGAAGGAGGAGACGATCAACATGGAACTGCGTATGCTGCGCCGTGGCATGGAGGGCAACGATGTCCGGGCCGCCATGCTGCTGATGAAGGACAAGGGCTATTACCCGGATGAAATTTGGAACGGCGACAAACTCTTTGGCCCCAAGATGGAGACCGGTCTGCGGAAGATGCAGGCTGACCACGACCTCGGCGTGGACGGTATCCTCGGTGCCGCCAGCTGGAATTTCCTGCTGAAATAACGGAAATCTGGATGGCGCAAAGGATAAGACTACGCCGACCTTGCGCCCGTGCATAAGCATCCGCACCTCCACGGCTATTGTTTTGCCGATGAACAGCAACCACAAGGCCGTAAGAAATTTTTTATCAAATTTGCCGCCAAAGCGCGCTATTGCCCTCGTGGAATCGATTTTACTCCCAGAGACCGAGGAAATGATCGTCATAGATTGCGACGTGCGCCGGAAAAGCTGTGTGCAGGTATCTATAGAGCGTAATATGTCCGTAGATACTGTCAAGCGGTATAGGTGTAGAGCATACCACAAAATTGCACAGGAGCTATTTAACCCCCTGCCTTAATTGGCAGGGGGCTTTTTGCACTTTTCTGACACTTTTCAGGCACTTTCAGGTGCCTGTTTTTTTGTATCATAAAGGCAGAAAGAAGGTGGCAAAATGTATGACCGGCTTATCGCCTGCGGTTACACGGAGCAAATGGCGGCGGATATCCTGAAACTATTCCCCGACCCGGAAGAATTGCGGATATATGTATATTTTGCCGAACTGTTCCGTGAAGAAAGGACGGTATGTTGATGGCATTTAATCCTTACTACCAGAATCCGTATCAGCCGATGGGGTATAACGGGCAATACGGCAATTATGCCCCGCAGAACGCCGCAGGAGCGCCGCAAGCGTTCGGGTGTCAAATTACAAGGGTAAATGGGAGAAACGGCGCAGATGCGTTCAGAATGGCCCCCAACAGCTCTATTCTGCTGATGGATGAGAACGACCCCATTGTGTGGATGAAGCAGACAGACGGAGCTGGGTATGCAACGGTAACGCCTTACACAGTTTCTCCGTATCAGGCCGCACCTCCTGTGGATGTAAGTAGTCTGGAAGAGCGCGTAAAGAGATTGGAGGACACGATCAATGGCAAATCCAATGATGCAAATGCTGATGGGAAGCGGAAGCCGAAAGCCGAATAATCCCCTTGCGATGGTGGCAGAGTTCCGAAAATTTGCAGCGAACATGACCCCGCAAAAGGCGCAGCAGGAAATCGAGCGGTTACTAACTTCCGGGCAAATGAGCAAAGAGCAGTTTGCTGATTTGCAGAAACAAGCAAAGGACTTTGTGCAATTCCTGAAATAGGCCGGGTCGACACGGTTTATTTATAAAAAATTATGAAAGGAGTTTCCCACATGGAGAACGGTATGTCCCTTAGCGATATCGCCGCTGTGACACGGGGAGCGAATGACGAGAACGGCTGGGGTTCTGGCTGGTTCCTTATCGTGGTTCTGTTCCTGTTCATGTTCGGCTTTGGCGGAAATGGCTGGAATCGTCAGGGTGAGTTCGGGGAGTATGCCACCGCCGCCAGCCAGCAGGAGATTCTGTTTGGCCAGCAGTTTGGACAGATCAACGACCGCCTGACCAACATCGGAAACGGCATCTGCAATCTTGGCTACGAGATGCAGGGCAACATTGGCCAGCTCGGCAAGGAGATGGCTCTGGCGCAGAACGGCACCAACATGGCCATCATGCAGACCGGCAACAGCATCCAGAGCCAGATGGCGCAGTGCTGCTGCGAAACCCAGCGGGCGATTGACGGCGTAAACGCCAACATCGAAGCCAAGTTTGCGGCTCTGGAGAAGTCCCAGCTTGAGCAGCGCATTGCGGAGCAGTCCGCCCGCATTGCCAGCCTTGAGATGGACAATCGGATGTATGGCGTGGTTCGCTATCCCAACGGCTACACCTACAATGCCGGCAATTCCCCCTTCTGCGGCTGCAATAGCTGCTGCGGCGCAAACATCTGACAAAAGCGAAAGGCCCCTCTTGGCCGGGTTATGGGCGGGGCTGGTGTCCCGCCCTCTTTATTTTGAAAGGAGATTTTATAATGTCTTGCAAATCTGCGATTTACACTGCTATGCAGACCCCCACGGAGGTTGCCGTAAACGGTGTCATCCCACTGGGCAGTCTTATCCGCCGCTACGGCTGCGATATTTCCCTGAACGGGAATGCCGTCAACATCATTGGCAAGGGCTATTATGATGTTGATGTGTCCGTTACCGTTGCCCCCACGGCTGCTGGGACGGTTACCGCAACGCTTATCAAGGACGGCGTTGTTGTCCCCGGCGCAACAGCTTCCGCAAACGCTGCGGCTGGCGCACCTGTTGCGCTGGCATTCCCCGCTCTTGTCCGGCAAGCGTGTTGTGCGTCCGGCTCTGCCCTGTCTTTGGTGTTGACCGGCGCTGCATCCACCGTCAGCAATGTTGCCCTTCGGGTACAGCGCATCTGACGGAGGTGCGGGATGAAAGTTATTGAAAAATTAGAAAATTTTATCGATAGCGAAATCCACGATGCAGAAGTATATGCAAAGTGCGCCCTCAAGTACAAGGAATCCGACCCCACGCTTGCGAAACTGTTTTACGATTTGTCCACGGAAGAAATGCGACACATGGATTTGCTGCACGGAGAAGTTGTTCGCCAGATCGAGCAGTATCGCAAGACGAAGGGCGAACCGCCTGCGGCCATGCAGGCTATCTATGATTATCTGCACGAGAAGCAAATCGATAAGGCCAAGGATGTAAAGAGTTGCCAAAGCATGTATCGTAACGGCTGATTGCTGGGTAAAATTTGTAGCCCATGATGTAGCCCACGCAGAGCAATTTACTACAACTTGGCATAATTTTGCGCAACGCTTCACCCTACAAGCAGCCCGTATAGGGCGATAAAAAATCCCCGGAAACCCTTGATTTACAAGGATTTCCGGGGATTTGGCGCGGAAGGAGGGATTTGAACCCTCGCACGCGGTTTAGGCGTCTACTCCCTTAGCAGGGTAAATCAAACCCGCTACAAATCAATGGTTTGCGGAGATTTTGTAGCCCATTTGTAGCCCACAAAAAGGACTTATTTTTCGAGCTGATTTACTCCCCTGTGCGCCGCTTCCGTAGACACATGAATGTATCTTTGAGTGGACGCAAGCTTGGAGTGACGCATGATCTGCTGGACGACCGGCAACTCCACGCCTTTCTTTACAGCTTCTGTTGCTGTGGTGTGGCGGCAGGAGTAAGGAGGCAAATCCCGGATTCCGAGTTTCTTGGTGGTAGCATGGTATTCATCATAGAATTTGTTTTCATAGCCGCCATACAGTAGGTGTGTTTCCGGTGATGCAGATTCTGCCAATCGCTGTATCACTGGGGACATAAAAACCGGGAACACAATGGGGGTGTCTTTCCGCTTTTTTGTTTTCCGTCCGCATCCGTATATTTCGTGCTTTCCGTAGTCGATCATGTCGGATTTACAGGCGAATAATTCTCCAGGCATCATGGATGTGTAAATCATTAGGAGCATATAACCCACAAACAGTTCCCCATTGTCCCACGCTTCCCACATGGAATTTACTTCCTGCTCTGTAAACGGTTCTGGTTCTTTTTCCACCAGCTCCGGCAGAACAATAAAACGGGACAGATTTACTGTCACTGTGCCATTTCCACCGTTGCTGGCCATCGCCCTTTTGTATAGGTGTGACAGCAAGGATTTCATGTCACGGGCCGTGTAGTAGGATGTGGCTTGTTCGTTGACAACGGCCTGTAAATCATCTATGGAAAGTGTATCGATTTTCCGTGATATAATAGGCTCAAGGCGCTCCCGTGCCTTTTTGTAGCCTGCCTGCTTATCTGTGGAGAGCTTTTGCATATCGTTTTCGCTCCAGCCTTGCCACAGGGTTAAAAGCGTAGGAGATGCTTTTTGACCCTCTCCCGGCAGCTGGGCCGCCGCCCATTTCAGGGCTTCTGTTTTTGTCTGGAAGCCGCCCTTTGTGGGCCGTTTGCGAATGAGCCTATGGCTACCATCCGCTTCCTGCGCTGTGTAGGAATATCCAGCTGCACGGGCTGTCCATGTCTTTCCTCTTTTGTAGGCATTTCCTGCACCGTTTGGTCGTGACCGGCCTTTTCTCTTTTCAGCCACCTGTTTTTTGCCGCACGCATGGCAGTACACCGCCCCCGGCATAAGCTCAGCGCCGCATTTAATACAATTTGCCATTGTGTTACTCCTTTGATAGGCGTACAACCGTAATCATGGCCGCAATCGTTACTGCGCTCCCGGCCAGCAGTACGGCGATAAGCACCCACGCAAACACGCTTGAACCCCCGCCGATAATCATTCCCGTTGTTTTTGCGCGGAAATCAAGAAACACATATACGGCCAACAAGAGCATTACAATTATAAGCGCGGATATTGTGATATAAATTACCCTTTGCTGCGACTTGATGCGCTTGTGCTGCAAGTCTATGGTTTTCTTCATGCTCTCTACATTGCCCTCTAATTTGGCAGCTTTTATCTCCGATTCCCTGCTTTGTTTTAACTCCTCCAGCTGTTTTTCTGCGGGGACATTTTCGACGATGCCAAAATACCGATCCAGCGACACGCCCAAAACGGCGCAAATGTCACCGGCGTTATACACGCTTGGGGCTTTGGATGCCGATGCAAAATAGTTGTTGATGGTAGAAATAGAAATCCCCGTTTCGTCTGCCAGCTGCTGCGTGGTAATCCCTTGCCTTACCTTTGCTTCTTTGCAAATTTCTCTCAGCGTTTTCATACCTCTTTCCCCTTATTGGGCATAATCTACCCTTTTATTGCCGTGCAAATATTGTAAAAATCCCTTTTGGGGATTGCACTGCCCGATTTGTTTTTGATATGGTGGCGATGCAAACGATAAGCCGATAGGTGATTCGTGGGCAAAGCCCACCCTGTCCGGTGCGGGGGCGGGGTGGGCAAATCGAACAAATTTTCTAATTTTTTTATTTTTGTTGCACGAAACAGGGCAACAAACCCACCTCTGGCGTGTATAGGTGAAAAGACTTAATGCGGAGGAATAGAACGAATGTTTGCAATCGAAAAGAAATATGGTATAATTAGAAAAGAGCATCCTGCGCACGCCAAAGCGGATTTCCTGTCCGCACTGCGTACACTGACAGAAGAAGAACAAATCGAACTATGGAAGGAGCTTGAACAAAATGGAATTATCAAACGCAAAAGTCCTGATTGCATCTGACGGCGAGAAGACATTCGTCCTCGTAAATGGAACACCGCTTATCGGAGATAAGATTGACTTCAAATCTGATATGTACGGTGTCCGGCTCAGCGTGTCTAACGCACTGCTTACGCCTAACCTGTATAAAGCCAGTGACTTCGCCGCATTTGTGAAAAACAAGTTAGGTTATGATCTGTCCGTCATGTAAATCCCACATGAGGACGGTTTCCGGGTCTTGCTTATCCATGTAGGCAATGCCCACATCCGTCAGGACAACACCACCAAAACGAGAATACTCGGCATATCCGGCAGCACAAATCTCCTGTAACCCATCCTTTATTGCTTCTGGAATCGGCATGAAGAATGTGGAGTTTTGCTTCGACTGCCCGTATGCCCGGCGCTGGCAGTAATGCGTGTAGAGAGTTGCCAGCGCCTTTTTTGCGCTTCTTGTCAGCTCAACGCCCATCGCTGCGCCTCCTCTGCTGAATCTCTACAAGCTTCTGCATGGCCTCAAGAATCTGGTCATCCGTCCAGTTTTCAGCCTGTTCTTCCCAATCCTTCATAGTCGGCACGAATCCCTCGGCATTTATGCCGGGGGCTTTTTTTATGCTTGGATCATCCGTTTCGCCCTTTAGCCACTCAACGGATACATTGTAGATGTCGGCAATCTGATGGAGTTTCTTTGTATAGGAAACGCTTGTCCCGTTCTCCCACATAGAAACAATAGATCCATCATTATATCCTATGCTTTTTGCAAACTTTACCTTTGCCCCATGAGCGTACTTTCCATTCTTTCCTTTAGGGATAAGGCTTAATACTCTTTCAAGCACAATGTCCATATTCGAAACCTAAAATTTGTCAGATTTGCCGAAAGTTAAATTTCTTCAAGTTTTCTATTGCAATCTTGAAGATTATGAGGTATCTTTATATCAGGCCCACCGAAAAAGGGTACAAAAACACCAGCCCCCACGAAAGCGGCTTTTAACAATTTCTTTTGGCGAAGGTATTGTAC